CAATGCAAGCGATTGGTGGAATTGCTGAAGGTGTAGGTAGTATTATTGGTGGTGCAAGATTAGGTGGCGAAATTAAACGTCTTGGTGGCGAAATAGAGGGAGAATAATCAATGTCTGAAGGTTTATTAGTAGCTAAGTTTTTACAAGGCATATTAGATGGCAGGAAAAAGAAGGAAAAAGAAGCACTTGCCAAAAAGAAAGCTGAAGATAAAATAACAAAAGACGATTATAAAAAAGAAGTTGAGTTTTACAAAGAGATGAAGTCTCAAGCAGGAGATAACACAGAAATAAGAAATTATGCTGAAGAAATGTTATTATATCTAAAGGGTGTTGCAAGTGGCAAAAGCTTACCTAGACCTACTATGACAGATGCTGTTAGGCAGTATTTGGGTGAAGATGAGACCGGAACAATTTTCAATCCTGCAAATATAGACCCTGAAAGCGATGTTGGTAAGAAGTATGAAAAAGCTCAGGCTGTTCTTGGTCAGTGGAATACTTACTTTAATAGCTTAGATGGTGCTACTCAGCAACAAGTTAATCAACGCAGAATATCTATGGGTTTAAAATATCCTACTGTCGAAACTATAATGGAAGACCTTGATAGGTATGAGTCATCAATAAACAGTTTAACAGGAAAGAAAACAGCTATAGAGTCTGAAGTTAAAGCAGAGAAAGAAGATGTAGATAGACTGCAAGCAGTTTCTGATGAGTACATATCTGGATTAAAGTCAGCCATAGAAAACGATATAGCTGAAATTGAGGCTTATGAGCAAACTCAGTTAAAAAGACAGCAATTAAAAGAAGGTGCTTTTAATTTGTCTGATGAGTCTATTAATGCTATTAATATGATTAATAATTTTAAAAAGACCTCTATTACTAAAATTGCAGACGACAGAACTTTAGAAAGTTTAACTAAAAAGCTAATGATGTTTAAAGAGTTAACGGGTAAAACTTACGATGTCAGTAACTCTGTTTGGGATAATCCACTGTTTAGGTCAGATTTTGATAAGAATGTAGACTTAGATGTTAACAGTAAAAACAGGTTACTATCGGAAGAGTTTAGAGGTCAAGACAATATAACCTTAAAAGAATATATGTCTGGTTTTTATGTTGATGAAAACACCACGTCTAGTTTACCTGTAGGCGCTTTAAAGCTATCTAATTATAACGATTTAGAAAAATTATATCCCGAAATATTTGAACATATAAATATAATATCAAAAGAGCAAGAAGAGTTTGATGCAGTTAATAAAAAAAGAGATAAGATTTATAAAGATATTTCAAAAATGAGAAATAGTTTACTAAATGTCAATTTTGCAAAATTAGGTTTCAAGCCTTCAATGGATAATAGGGACAAAATAATTGATAACAGGGAGGATTCAGAAACTAAAGGACAACTTATTGATAATCCGGGAAAAGGAACGCCTATGATGGGATTCCCTTATTATCAGGATGATGAGGAAGAATAGAGGGTGGCTTCTAGCACAGACAATCTATATTCTCAACTTGATAAAAAAGAAGAAGAAGATATTAAATTAAAAGTATCTGACGTATCTAATCAAAGAGAGACTATAGAAAAAGCAAAGAAGAAAAAGAAGAGCGATTTAATCAAGCCTATACAGTGGAATAATGAAAATTTTAATGTAGACACCGACAACCTACCAGATAAAATAGACAATATGAGCACTAGTGTTAGCACGGGTTTTGGCTCTCACACTACAGGAACTCGCGGTTCTGATATAAATTTTAAATACCATGAGAAGATAAATAAAGAAGATTATATCATGGATTACAGAGATACTCATAAAGTTGTATCTATTAAAGGGTTTGACCCTAATATCGACTACTCTAAAAACTTTCATGTAATAAATATAGATGATGATGCAGGGAATGCTAGAACTATAGAGTATGTGTTAGCACCGAAAGGTTTCGCATATACGGGCGCTGGTGCCGAAGGCAGACCTATGATGATTCAAGAAAATGCAAAATTTGTCCCTATGGTAGACACAACTTTTGATGATGACAAAAAAGGTAGCAGGATAGCTGGCTGGAAAAATATGTCTGTTCATCAGCAGAACAAGCTTCAAGCTGATTGGGAAGAGGCTATATACACATTTAACAACCTAGTAGAAGAGTATAATGCTACCGATGACCCAGATACAAAAAAAATGCTAGCTGAGCAAATAAACAAGTATCAATATATAAATAACGTCAAGCATGGAGACGGTATATGGGTTCCTTTATCAGAAAACGAAAATCAGGGATATAAAATAAGTGATAAATTTACAATGCAACTATTTATCGACGGAAAACCTTTTCCTGACCCTTATGCGATTGATGATAAGTGGGGCGGCTTAAATTCTTCAATATATGTTTCTGGTGTAAGCCCAGACGGTCAACAAGTAACTTTTGACAATTACAATGCAACTGAAGGTAATGAAGGATTTACAAAAACCTTGAGCATGAACGAGATATTAGCA